GAAACTGAGTAACCCTTACCGGGTACTCGAAGCGGTTCCTTCCGCAAAACAAGTTAACATCAAGGGTACCGAAGCGGTCGTGGTTCCACTGCGGCTCGAAGAAGCAACGGCCTTGCAAGCTCTGGGCTTCGAGGTTCCGTCTCCCATCCTCCACTTCTATGAGTGGCAAGGGCGGTTCAAGCCATATGAGCACCAGATGCAGACGGCTGCGTTCCTTACGCTCAATAAGAAAGCCCTTGTACTTAACGATATCGGCACTGGTAAAACCCAGAGTGCGCTATGGGCGGCTGACTATCTCATCGAGACTGGTGTGGTGAAGAAGGTGCTGATCCTGTCGCCGCTGTCAACGCTGAAGCGCGTATGGGATGATGCTGTCTTCACCAACTTTGTTGGACGTAGGAGTGTCGTCTTGCACGGCAGTGCAGAACGCCGCAAAAAATTGCTCAAGACCGAGGCTGACTTCTACATCATCAACCACGATGGGTTCGGTATCATTGCCGATGAGTGCCACGGTATGTTTGATCTGATAGTCGTGGACGAGGCCGCTGTACTGCGTAACCCCAGCACGAGACGGTTCAAGGAACTGCGCAACTGGATGGCCCGCAACCCTGACACTCGACTGTGGCTGATGACCGGAACACCTACGCCCAACGAACCATCGGATGCGTGGGCACTGGCGCGGCTGGTCGATAGCCCGTTCATTCCGAAGACCTACACCGCCTTCCGTGAGCAAGTCATGTACAAGATCAGGCAGTACACTTGGGTGCCTCGCCCTGAAAGCGTGGAGATCGTTCGGCATGTATTGTATCCTGCAATACGCTACACTCGTGATGAGTGCTTCGACCTGCCTGACACCGTGTTCCAGACGCGCGAGGTAGAACTGACACCGGATCAGCGCAAGCACTACGACAAGATGGTACGGCACCTGATTACCGAAGCCGACGAGGGTGCCATCACTGCCGTCAACGAAGCGGTCAAGATGCAGAAGCTGATCCAGATTGCTTGCGGCGTAGCTTATGGAGAAGATGGTCAGCACATCGAACTCGACTGTTCGCCGCGCGTCAACGCGGTCAAGGAAGTCATCGAGGAAGCTGGCGGCAAGGTCATCGTCTTCGTACCACTGACGGGTACGCTCAACATGCTGGAGAGAGAACTGTCCAAGCACTGGACGGTCGGTGTTGTTAACGGAGAAGTTAGCAGCAACAAGCGCAATGAAATCTTTCAGAACTTCCAGAACTCTCCGCACCCACAGGTGCTGATTGCACACCCGGCAACCATGGCACATGGACTTACGCTGACAGCGGCGTCAACCATCGTGTGGTACGGACCGATCACAAGTAATGAGCAATATGTTCAGGCCAATGGCCGCGTCGAACGCATCGGTAAGAAGCACGCATCCAACGTGGTTCATATCGAAGCTACGGACTTGGAGTACAAAATGTATCACCGTCTCCAGAGCAAGCAGAAGCTCCAAGGTCTGCTGCTCGAAATGATCCAACAGGATACAACGAGGTAAAGGAAATGACAGTAGATGATGTAATCGCACTGTACGTGCGGCTGCGCAATGAGAAGGGTGCTATTCGCGCCCAGCTTGAAGAGGAGGTCAGCAAGATCGACGCCAAGCTCGACAAGCTGGAAGCGTGGATAAAGAACAAGGCCGACGAGCAAGGTGTCACGTCCTTCAAGACCAACCACGGCACGGCATTCCTGACGACTGTCGATTTCGCCAGCGTCGAAGACTGGGATGCAGTGGTGAAGTTCGTCAAGGAGAACGATGCGTACGATATGTTTGAGAAGCGCATCAGCAAGACCGCTGTGCGTGGCTATATCGATGCGCACAAGTCCGTGCCCAATGGTGTGATGTACGGCACTCGACTGGAGGTCAACGTCCGCAAGCCGACGAAGAAGGTGGAGGCAGCATGATCGGCTGGCTCAAGGGATGGATCAGGCATGTTGCGGATGAGGGTCGCCTCGTCCCAGCAGCAGTCAACAGCGGGGGTCCACCTGTCATGCAAATCTTCAAGATCGATAACGGATACCTTGTGCATAGTAACCCCACAGGTGCGTATCGTGAAAACGCCCGCATCACTTACTGTTCGACGCCGCTCGACGTAGCACGGCAGATCGTGAACAGCGAAGTTCTGGCGAAGATGGGTATTCATCCGGCGCAGCCGGATGTCAACCAAGTCCCGAAGTCTACTATCTAACCGCTCATAACAGGAGAAAACCATGAGCAACATCGTGTCTCTCGACGCCAAGGTTCCGGCGCACATTGCGAACCGCATCGGCAAGCCCTCTGCTCTGGCAGAGAAGCTTGTGGGTGGTATCTCCAACGGAGAAAGCTGGCCGCGCATCTCCATCAAGGGTGGCCGTTTCCGCATCAAGGAAGGCGATGCCGAGACTGTTCTTCAGTCCACGACCATCGACGTGGTGATCGTCGGCTCCAACCCGCGCCTGTCCAAGACCTTCTATGCCAAGGCGTGGGACCCCAATGCGGAAGCGTCCGCGCCCGACTGTTCGTCCATGGACGGCGTGCGCCCTGATGCCAACGTGGCCGAGCCGCAGAACGATCTCTGCGCAACCTGCCCGCACAACGCATGGGGTTCCAAGAAGGGGCCGCAGGGTCAGGACCTCAAGGCGTGCAGCGATAGCAAGCGTATCGCCGTAGTGTCTGCCGACGATCCGTCCGGGTCGATCTACCTCATGCTGGTGACCCCGGCTGCGCTCAAGGACTTGAACCAGTACCAGAAGGACCTCACCCATCGTGGTATCGCCCCGGAACTGGTGCGCACCCGTATCGGCTTCGACACCAATGCTTCGTTCCCGAAGATCAAGTTCGGGTTCGGCGGTTGGCTGACCGAGGAGGAGATCGCAGCGGTGGATGAAATCCTCACCAACCCTGTTATTCCTGAGATGACAGGTGAAAAGGCGCGTGTTGTTCAGCCGCAGATCGAAGCGCCCGCGAAGCCCAAGCCCCAGTTGGTGAAGGCTGCTCCGGTCGAGGAAGAGGTCATGGAAGCTCCCGCCCCCAAGCGTGGGTTCGGTGCAAAGGCTGAAGCTCCCGCCCCGGCGAAGCCCGTTGCTGCCCCGAAGGCTGCTGCGAAACCCAAGGCTGCACCCGTGGTGGAGGCGTCGTCCAGCCTTGAGGATGAGATCGCTGCCATGCTGAGCGAGGCACCCAGCGATGACGCAGACGCTTGATCTTGACTTCTCCAAGGTAGAGCTTCTGCGCACCCGTCTTGGGCTTAGCACCACCGATGTGGCTTCAGCCATGGATGTGTCGCGCATGACGTACTATCTTTGGGTGCGCGGTAAGCCCATGCGCCCAGCGAATGCCAATCGGGTCAAGCGTGTCGTCAAGGTCTTGTTGGACCTGCTGAAAAGCAAGGAGTGGGAGGAAGAGGTCAAACCTCTTCCTGCACTACAGCGGCGTGAACGGTTGCTTGCGCTGATCGGCTAAGATAGCATCACACATTTACGGGGGCTGCGGCCCCCGTACCTCTCTCAAAGGGTAGGAGATAATATGAACACGCTGGACTTCTTGCAGCATGTACTGCCGTCCCAAGGCTGGTATGTCGTCACAGTAATCGACAAGGGTCAGCAGCCGAAGCAACGGAGCTTCGATACCATCGAACAGCTTGCGACCTTTGCGGTCGCTCTGAGCAACAAAGGTCATAACGTCTATTACGCAGTGGCGTCATTCAACGAGAGCGGCACCCGCAAGGCACACGCTGTGTCAGCTCTTAAGAGTTTCTTTCTTGATATCGACTGCGGAGAAGATACTCCAAAGAAGTACGCGACGAAGAAGGATGGACTGCTGGCGCTCAGCGAGTTTGTCAAGAGCGTTGGGCTCCCCAAACCCATAGTGGTTTCGTCAGGCAACGGCTGGCATGTCTACTGGGTGCTCGAAGAAGAGCTAGGCGTGGGCGAGTGGAAGCCCATCGCAGAGAAGTTGAAGGCGGCGTGCCGCCAGCACGGCTTCAAGGTGGACCCGGCAGTGCCTGCCGATGCTGCACGAGTTCTGCGCCCCACTGGTACGGTCAACCCCAAAGGTGGCGGCGAAGTCAAGGTAATGATCAACGCTGCACCCACCACGGTGGAAGCAATGCGTCAGTGCTTGGGCAAGTACGCCGGATCGAGCGTTGTTCCTTTTTCTGGGAACCGTATAAGTACTACCCATAAGTCTACTATCCTTAATAACTTAGCAGTAAAGCAGGAATATCCGCCCGCCAAACCGGATGTCATTGTCTCCAAGTGTGCGCAAGTTAACTGGGCGGTTAACAACCAGTCAGATGTCTCTGAACCCATGTGGTACGGACTGATGGGCATCGCAGCATTTTGCGAGAACCCTGAAGATACCGCCATCGCATGGTCCAAGGATCACCCTACGTTCGATGAGAATGAAACCATCCGCAAGGTGGGTCACTGGAAGAACGCTGCTACGGGTCCAACGACGTGCGCCAAGTTCGACAGTGAGCGCCCGGATATCTGCAAGTCGTGCCGCTTCAAGGACCGTATCGGGTCGCCAGCGCGGTTGGGTTTGCAGCGCGAAGAGGTTACCGTCGAGCAGACTGCACCGGACCAAGTGGCGTTCCAAGTACCCATCCCCAAGCCTTTCAAGCGCACGGCAGATGGCATCAAGCAAGTGACAGACGGTACCGATATTGATGTATGCAAGTTCGATATCTATCCTGTGGGGTATGGGTATGATGAAACTCTTGGGTACGAGGTGGTGCGATACCACTGGAACCGCCCGCACTCCGGGTGGAAGGAGCTTCGCTTCCGTCAGGCATACCTCGCGCAGGATAATCGTGAGTTCGCAACAGCCATCGCAGACCAAGGGATCGTTCTTGCCAGCAAGAACCAGACAGCGAGTTTTCAAAACATGCTACGCGCATACATGGATGAACTCCGCAAGATCAAGGCGGTAACCAACCTCTACTCCACCATGGGGTGGAAGGAAAACAACACACAGTTCCTCATCGGTGACCGCCTGATTAGGCGCGACGACAGTGGCTCCGCAGTGGTTGAGCCGATCAATCTTGCATCGACATCGCAGAAGCTTGGCGAAAAGTTATTCGATGTAAAGGGTGACGTGCAGAAGTGGGCGACATTCACCTCCATCATCGAGAAGGCCAACCTACCGATCCATGGCTTTGCCCTAGGCGTGGCGTTCTCCGCACCGCTCTATCAGTTCAGTGGCTTGCGCGGCGTAGTGATCAGCCTCTGCGGCCCGACAGGATCGGGCAAGTCCATTGCTCAGCTTTGGATGCAGTCGATCTATGGTATCCCAGACAAGCTGCACTTTGCGGCCAAGTACACCCAGAACGCCGTGTTCTCACGCTTTGGATTTTACAATAACCTACCGATTACCATCGATGAAGCGACGATGATGCCTGACAAGGAAGTCGGAGACTTCTGCTATTGGGTTACTCAGGGCAAGGACAAGGCCCGACTTAATAAAAATTCAGAAGAAAGAGAAGGCAAGACATGGGGTCTGCCGTGCGTGACCTCATCGAATAGGTCACTGGGTTCCAAGATGATGACCTCCGGTATGGATACCGACGCGCAGCTTGCCCGACTGCTGGAGATCAATATGCACGCAGTACCGATGTTCAGCGACAGTTCGACTGCTGGCAAGAAGATATACGATTTCCTTGCTGAGAACCACGGCACCGCAGGTGAGGTGTTGATCAAGCATCTGGTCGAGCTTGGTGAGGACGGTTGCAGGGCGATGATCGAGGATCACCGCATTCGCTTCTTCAAGAAGTACAATGCGAAGTTCACCGGACAGGAACGCTTCTGGGAGAACGGCATCATCAAGGCCGACCTTGGCAACGAGCTTGCCAGTAAGCTGAACCTTATGCAGTACGACTACGAGAAATGTACACGGGCTATCCTCAACCAGATCGGCGCGATGCGTGATACGGTCAAGTCCAACCAGATGGATGCGTTCGATATGCTGGCAGCGTATCTCAATGATACTGCAAGCGAGACGGTTACAGTTATGCACACGATGGGTCAGATAAAACCCATGGTGGATTACAGCCGTATCCCGCGCAACGGTATTCGTGTGCGTATCGACGCACACCGCAAGTCACCCAGTGAGCCGTTCACCAGCGGCACGATGATGATCGACAGGAAACATTTCAAGCAGTGGGTCAATACAAATCACGGAGATTACAACGCCATCGTCAAGACCTTCACA